CGCTCCGCGACCACCCATAGGCATTTTTGATTTCTTAGGCATTTTTCTTTTCATCTTAGTTGTTGATCTATACATACCCGGCATGTAAACCTCCTATTTCTTTTTGTTTCTGTTAGCAAAAGCTCTTGCTTGTTCTTTTGACGAAAATCCCCAAGCCTTCAGTGCGAGGGCCAGACGTGTTGGGCGGCCTTTTTCGTCCTTCATACCACCCTTCATACCACCAAAACGTGCAGCAAAACTAACTCTTCGTGGACTTTTACCCGTCTTCAACGGTCTTTTCAGGTTACTACCTTCAGTCCTTTTGAAATGTTCACGGCCAGCTTTATTGAGGCCTCCTTTTGGATTTTGAAATCTTTTTGCTACCATTTGCACCTCTGTGCCACCTACAAACAATCGCTGATGTGTAAAATAATTTCTATCGCTTGTACATTTGTTAGTAGGTGGTCAAACTTTTTGTATTATGTTATCTATAAAATTATCTATTTCTTTTTTGGACATGCCTTGGCTCTTCAACAAACTTACTGCACCGACACACATTACTGTCGAGATATGTTGACCACTAGCACTACCCATACGCATGAGAGATAGTGAAAGATTGGTATAGAGATGATAAAGATCACCGCACTGTTTCCAAAACTCCGTATCTTCAATATTAATATTTTCTAATTCGTTTTTCTCGTTCATAGCCAATTTATCGTTGGTTTCTTTGTGTTACCTTTCTCCCAGACATACCATGCAAGGGCCATCATGCTTGATTTTTTTTTATAGTCCTCATCACCATTTTTCATCAGTGTAACTCTACCAGAAAAAACGTGCACTCTGACGGGTGGGTATAGCTCATAAAATTCTTTTCTTGCTAATCCTTCCAGAGCTTGTAATTTTAGCAAAAAACATGTTTTCTTACGTGCGATCTTTTGACTGTGGTACATAAATTTTATCAGAAGATTACCGTAGGGTGGATTGGTCACGATATTATCTCTCTGTTCAGTTTCTTGTAAAAAGTCCACGTATGGTCTACCAAAACCACGATCAATCAAATCAGTGCTTTCTACGTTAAATCCGTTTTGCTCAAACACTTTTGATATATGTCCCATACCACAACAAGGCTCATATATTGATCCGTCAAAATCTTCGACACGTAGCAACCTTTCTGTTGCATCTGGTGGGGTTGCATAGAAATCATTTATCTCTCTATCACCACGATGATTGTGGCCCATGATTTTCATAGAAGAAACCAAACCCTGTTTCATACGATCCAACCGTTGTTGCCGTAATCAATGTTTTGATTAAACTTATAACCACTGCCACTACCAGACGCTCTGACCGCCAGACCCGCAAATGTTAGCATGAGACTGTCAGCAATATCTGGACTGCGAAAACCTCTTTTCTTCATCTGATCCTTTGATTCGACTTTGAACTTACCACTTGATAATATTTCATAATTTACAGAAGTCAACTCTGATATCAGCTCTTCTTGATCTGGTATCTTGCAATCTTTTTGTTCAAGCCATTCTCTACACTTAAACCACAACTCATCTCTCAAGCGCATGTACCTATTCGACATGCTGGAACTTTCTGCAACGTTGATCCCTCGAGCTGGCATATCCAACTCAACCAATCTGTCAACGACCCCAGCACCCAGACCGATGGAATCAATCAGTATCTCACTCGGTCTTTCACTAAACGGAGTTGATTCGTATTCTGCCATTATTATCCCAACAGTCTCCATCAAGTCTTTATTACCCCAATTTTTGACATCTTCGGTTATAACGTTGCCCTTACGTTTGCATAGGGCACAACGGTCATTACCGTGTCGTGCGATATCAATACCCCAGACGGGCAAGACCTCGATTGGGTCAACCTCACGGTCTATTGCTGATTCGACAAGTGCACGACTCATTATGGCATTGTCATCACTCAGTGGGGGTAGGCCAAGAACTCTGACACGGAATACATTCGATTCTTCACCGTATTGTTTTTTCATGTCATCTATGTACTGTGGGTCTACCGTGTCAGCATCTTCGCACGATACTGTCATTGTTTTCCAACTTTCAATATTTTTACCAAACGAATCAAAGAAGTACCCAGATGAACGGTTGGGGTTACCTACCATGATTGTCTTTGCTCCCGGTGTTGACATCGCGCCTTGTGCAACCTCAAATATAATATCTGGTACACCAGAGGCCTCGTCTATCAAGAAGAGCATGTTGGGTGAGTGGAAACCTTGCAAAGCTTCTGGATTTTCTCTTCTCGATGTACGTGACACACAAAAACTATCTGGTGCGTTCTTCAGTGTTATCTTATCAGAACGAAACTCTAGCTCATCTTTGAATACATCTGGCATGCGTTGATACCACTTTTGTATTTCTGGCCACAGTATCTGTTCTAACTGTGAAGCGGAGTTTGCGGTTGTGGCGATCTTGCACGGATAATGTGTGCACAGCCACCAGAGTATAGTCCACGATAAAAATGTTGTCTTGCCTACTGCGTGACCACTACGTATTGAAAGTCTGTTATTTTCAACGATGTTAGTCAGCGCTTCTTTCTGCCATGCTTGTGGCTCTGCTTTTAACCAAGATCGAACAAACAGTATTGGATCATTACGAAGTGTGAGTATGGTATCTGCTGCATCAGTAATGGAATATCCTATTTGTTGTTTAAAAAAAAGACCGCCATTTTATGTTATGACGGTCTTGGGAGAAATATTAAAAAATATGAATCCCTTTTCTAATGAAAGGTTTTATAAAATGATACGGTCAAAAATCGCCGTATAACATAGAATATAAGTTATGCTGCAAATAGAATCAAACGTTTTTTTTCGTTTTGTTTAAAAAAATCAAAATTTTTTTATGAGGGGGGTCATTTGTATGTGACGGTCCGGGCACAAACTACCTTGGGGTGTCCCAAAATGGCCAAATCTGGCCTCGTTGCTGCCAGAAATTATCCTTTTAAAACAATAACTTATGTAATTTGTGAATTGGTTGTTGTAACCTATTTATTTTGATCATCAATGGCCACGTGTTCAATTACTTTTTCTTCAAGTCTGTTCTGTACCTCTTGCAAAGCCTTTGTGAACGGACTTTCCACGTGTTCAACCGTCAATTGTTGAGGAATGAACTTGGCAACGGCCGTCAATGTTTTTGACACATCTTCTTCAAAAGCCGAGGCCAGCAGACTGTGAAGAGGTTTTCCACGTTCTTCAAGTAAATCTAGAGCTCTTGCCAGCTCATTTTTTACAACGACAATTGTAGCAATTGATCGTTGACTTGATCCCTTTGGACGGCCTCTTTTTCTTTTATTTTTTATTTCATTAACCATTTGTAATAATTATTCAATTTTTATTATTCATTTAAATTAAATCAGTTGAAAAATAGATGAAAGCTTTTTTAATAGATTGTTAATTATTTTCTTGTATTGTGTATTTAAAGTTTACTTCTAATTCATTTCGATGTAAGCTTTTTAAATAGCCTTTAATGGCATTTATTTTATTAAAAATGAAAGGATAATAAAATGCACGTTTATAATTTAACAAGTCCAAACGGAAACAAAATTACAAATCAATTTGTAATTGAAGATGGATCAATTCACTATTTCCAAAGCTATAACACAATTATAGCAAAATTAGATTGGGATAAATGCAAAGTTTACTTAGATTCTAATTATTGGAATTATTCCGTTACTACT